CCAAGTCATCGTTGGCGATCTTGCCGGCCTTGGTTTCATACGCCACGTTGTAGGGCGGATCGGTCCAGCACACATCGGCAAGAGCGCCCTGCATGAGGCGGTCGATGTTCTCCATGCTGGTGGAGTCGCCGCACACCAGGCGATGAGGCCCGAGCACGTAGACGTCGCCAGGCTTGGTCTTGGGCTCCTTGGGCAGGTCGGGCGCATCGTCGGGATCGCGCTCGTCCACCACGACGGGCGTCATGGCGTCGATTTCCTCGAGCGAGAAGCCGGTGAGCGTGAGGTCGTAGCCGTCGAGCTTGAGGTCGGCCAGCTCCTCGGTGAGCAACTTCAGGTCCCAACCAGAGTTCAGAGCAATCTTGTTGTCGGCCAGGATCAGCGCGCGCCGTTGCGCTTCAGACAGGCCGGTGAGGATGATCACCGGAACCTCGGTCATGCGAAGCGCCAGAGCGGCCTGCAGGCGACCGTGACCGGCAATGATGCGGTCCTGCTCGTCGATGAGCAGCGGATTGGTGAAGCCGAACTCCTTAATGGAGCGCACGAGCTGCTCGACCTGCTCCGCCGAATGCGTGCGGGCGTTCTTCTCGTAGGGCTTCAGCGACGCAACAGGGCGCAGCTGATAGGTGCCCAAACTTGGTGCGGCGGCGTTCATCAGCGGCGCCCCATGCGGTCGATGAGTTCCACCAGCAGCCAGAAAGCCACCGGCATGGCGACAAGGTAGGCGATGAATTCCAGGGTTTCCATGATGTGATGGTACTCCAATGATGCGAAATCAGCAACGCGCAGAAGCGTATCGGTAGTAGGCCCGCTTGGCGGCCTCCAAGGCATCCATCGCTTCGTGTGATGCCTGGTTGATGAGCGTGTGGGCCTTGAGTTCCTTGTGCCCCCAGTCTCCAGCAGGAGGCAACGATCGAACATCTGCGGCCAGGTCACCGATGCGGTTGTTGCGCCGGTAGGCCAGAAGCCAACCCGAAAAACTTGGCACAGGTGGCACAGGTGGCACAGGATGTTTTTGCATTACAGCCAGTTCTTTTCCTGCGCGTGTGTGTGTATATGTGTGTATGTTTGTTTTATCCTGTGCCATCTTGTGCCAATCCTAAAAACTCAATGAAATCAATGGGTTAGTGATGTTTAAATTCTGTGCCAAACTTGTGCCGGCACAGGTTTTATTCTGTGCCAATCAGTATGGGGACTCGTTTTGCTCCCAACCATGTTGCAACCGCAGGCCGGTGTATAGGTTCAATCTTGTGCCAGAGGAAGCCGTGGCACCGAATGATCCTGTGCCACTGGCACGTGGTTGAGCGCGTCTGACGCCGGGAAATGCGGCAGAAAGCTGGCGGCCAAAGCTGATTTTTGTACCAGCATGATCGCGCCCCTGATCCTCACACCACTTGCGCCAAGCCTTGAACAGGTCGTCGCGGTCGCATTGGTACGTCTCGCCGAGAAGGCAGTAATCCTCCACAAACGAGCGGATCGGGCTGGTCTGGTCGACCAGATCGGCTGCGATTTCGTCGGCAGACTTTGGCCGCTGCAGATAGCCACGGAACTGCAGGCGCTGCAGGCCGTCGAGCGCCCACAAAACGATGCCTGGAAGCTCCTTGAGCAGCCTGGAGGTCAGGCCATGATCCTCCCGGCCCAAGAACGACTGGTTGAACCTGAAGGGCAAAAAACGATTCGCCAGCGCGGCGGATGCATCTGAAAAGGCGGGGAGCTCGTTCGAGGCCAAAACAAACCGGGTGGGCAGCTTTCCGGTCCAGGCCGCGATGTTCTTGCGGTCGATCGACAGGGCATCCTCGCCGGAAATGCGCAGCAGGTTTTCCACGATGGGCTGCTGGTCGGCGCGGCCAGACAGGCGGGCGTCGGAAATCATGGCAAGGCGCTTGCCGATCAGAGGCTGCAGGCCGAACTGGGTTCCCAGGCTCGCAAGCGATGGGCTCACGCGGTTGTGGTAGCCCACCAAGGCCTCCAGCACGCGCAGGATGGTGCCCTTGCCGCAACGCGGCGGCCCGATGAGCATGAACATCTTCTGCTGGCTGGTGTCGTCGGTCAGCAGGTAGCCAAACATCTCGGCCAAGGCCTCGATCGACTCCGTGTCGTCCGGCCACAGCGAGTGCAGGAATCGCAGCCACTCGGTCGGTTCTGAGGCCAGCGGGGTGTAGTCGAAGTCCAGCGCGTTCGTGACGAACAGCCGATCGGTGGCCGGCATGATGGTGCGCGTGGGCCAGTGCAGAAACCCGTTGCGGAATGCGATGATCTCGTGCGCCGGGAAATCGCCGTCGTTCTGCTCAATCCAGACCTGCGGCTCTGGCAGATCGGTGTAGCAGACAGCCCGCAAGGCGTGGGCAACATCGTTGACAAGGTTGGTCTTAGGGTTGAACCCAACGATCTCGCGGTCGCCGTGCTTGTTCTCCTTGATCGTCACACAAGAGGCCATGAAGTGGTACAGGCGCTGCTCGATGTAGACGCGATCACGGATCGCATAACGGGTGCCGTCCCAGCTGTAGAACTCGCCGCGCCAGTGAATGATGCGGCCACCCTCCGGCAGCGTGTCGTGAAACAGCTCTGCGGTTTTCATGGGCGTGGATGAAAAAATCATCCGCTCATCGTCCGGCAAAGATGCCCCAGCGACCGCGGGAGACAGCCCGGCCCCAGGGCTTGCGGGGTTGTTCGCCACTGGGGCGGCCGGAGCCTCCGACGGCTGGACACTCGCCGCATTGTCCTCCTCGATGGTATCACCGCCGCCGTCCGGGGTGGGCGGTTCCGGTGTGATGGGTTCCGCCGCGTCGATGCAGTGGCGCACCGCCTCCAGACCTTCGCTGACGTGCAGGTCGTTGAAGTCCGTGCCATCGCCGCGGTCATCGGCCCAGCGTGGGAGAGCCAGCAGGCCCGACACAGCCTCGGCGGCGGCTCGTGCAGCGGTCACGCCGGGGTTGCCATCGGTGCGGAAATCGTCGTCGGCGGCCAGCACCAGCGCGGCCTCGGGCAGCGCCGCGCGAATCTTGGTGGCCACGGCCTGCAGGTTGCCCGCAGAGAACGCCACGACCACGCAGTAGCCGGTGGCCAGGTGGATCGACACGCCGGTCGCGTAGCCCTCGCAGATCACCACCCAGCCGGTGCGTGACGGTTTACCCAGCGTGGTGTAGGCCCCGCCTGCCGGTGTGCCGGTCAGGAACTTGCGGGAGCCATCGGCCTGGATGACCTGCAGGCCCACCAGAGCACCAGGCCCGTGACGCATGGGCACCAGCAGCTGGTCGCGCAGCACCCGCGCGCCCGTGCTGGGGATCTGCTTGCGGGCCAGGTAAGGGTGAGCCCGGTCAGGGGTGGCGGCCTCCCAGAGTTTCGCGGCTTTGGCGGCGGCCTGCTCGGCAGCAGCGGCACGCTCGGCCTGCTCGGCGGCCAGACGGGCGGCGCGCTCCTCGGCCAGGCGCTTGAGTTCCTCGGGGTCGATGGGCTTGCGGTCCTGGGCGGTGGGTTTGTAGCCGCCCTCCTTGGCCAGAGCGACCAGCGCACCGATGGTGGCCCTGGCGCCGGTTCCTCCCTTGCAGGATTTCCAGACGTCGCGGGCGTCCTTGGTGTTGTAGTTGGGAGCGCCCTGGCTCCACTGATCCCAGATGTCAAAGGCCACGTCGCCGAACTCGTCGCGCAGCACGTAGGCCATCTTGACCCAGACATCGCGGCTCTCGACGCCGCGCACGAACGACAGCATGCGCTCAGCCGTCTCCAGAGAGATGGGGTCGCGGTTCATTTTTGTGTGCTGGTGAAGTTCAGTCGAATAGCCCGGTCACGAGCCTCCATGACAGCCGCCAGGGCCACAACATCAGCGGCGGAAAATTCGCGCACGCGCAGCTCCAGAAGCATGCGCTTGGCGATGTCGACGTACTCGTAGACGGTGTGCGCTACCTCGGGATGCAGACCGCCATTCTCAGCAACAGCCTCACGCATGCGCGTCTTGAACGGCATGGAACCAGGGGAAATATCGTCATTTGACATACGAACCTCACAGACTAACGGGTTGATGGAGACTCAATAATACACCAACTTGATGAGAAAATCGCAACGGTCAGAGCGCAGATTGAATCCGTCTGCCGATCCAGGCCACCACCGGCACGGCCCAGCTGCGGGGAAAGCGATTGGCGCTTCGTGGTTGCACGTCAGGGTTGGACTGCGGTCAATACCGATTTCAGCGCCGCCTTGGCCGTGAGCCATTACCGCCGTCACACAGAAGTCGAGTTCGTTGGCGTTTCCTGCTGGGCGGTTAAGCCCGCCACCGCTCGCAGTGAGCGTCCCATCGCACTCGGTAACGTCTTTCCTCGCTTCTCGGCTCGGCGCAGAATCCCGGCGCACGCC